TGGAAAACCCCAACTTAAACTATTGGATAGTTTAGCGTTGAGGTCTAGTGAAATATGTTTTATGGAACGCTGTATGAAGTTCCAGGAACAGATAAAAGAATTAGCTGTTGTCTAAATAATCTCCTGTTTCTGGTGGATAATTTTCTTCATCTGCTGGTTCGTAATCTTCAGAGTTATAAAAATCTTCAGCTTCTTTTTCATAAGGTAAAGATTCTTGTATATTTGAATCGGGATAAATACCAGCATCTTCTAAATCCTGGATAGCTTTATCTTCCATAAAACTATCAAGTGCTGATTGATGATTTTGCATAAATGAGTCAGTCATAAAATTTCCTCTCAGATTCAATTTTTGCTTTGACTTCCATTTCCCATATTCCAGGGAATATATTGTGGTTCGACATAGCTTCTAAAAAAATTTCAGAAACTTGCTCTCTTTGTTCAAAAGTAAGCAAATCGAATAGATCAACAGTTTTCATTTTTTTAACCTCTTTTTGTTAGTGATATATAAATTGGCATATTTAACAGCCAATTCTGGTTCGTTATTTGTTTCAGCCCATTTCATAGCTTTATAAATAGTATGTAGGGCATTTAGCTCTAAACTTTTTGGTTCGTTTTCATTATTATCATCTTCCCATTCATACTGATCTAATGCTTTTTTGGCATAACGGTAGGCGGTAGATTCTGGAATGTTAGATCGCATTAATGTATTTACTACATCATTTTTATCTAAATCTTGCCTAAATAAGTTTAAAGCTAAATCTATTGCTTCTTTTCTATCCATTAATTAGTCCATTGAAAGTTGTAATTCTGTAAGAGAATATCCCTTACTCTTTCCCTGTCTAAACTATCGCCACCACCCCAGGTATAGGTGGTTCGTAATAATCTTGCATTTTCTAAAAGGCTTTTATATTTTTTAAATGCCTTTAATACGTCATCACGTTCAACAAATTTGTTGTTGATAATTGGGTCGGCTAGTGGATATAAACCATCCCTGCCATAAAAGTCTAAAACATAATCAATGAATTGATTTTGAGAATTTTCAGAAATTTTCATTTTGGTTAGTCTAAAAAACTAAGTGCCTTACTATATTACATGAGAAATTGTAATTTGCAAATAAAAAAATTCTCACATTCATATTGCCATTCATACTGCTTATTGGTACGTTTAAATTATCCATTCATCATTCATCATGAAAAGTTTATTAAAAGTCAGTAGTAATAAGGATATTACAGTAACATTCAGTACTGAGCAATTATTTTTTATTGTAACTTGTTTATTAAAATTGATAAGACTAGATAAAAGTAATTTTAAATATAATTATAGAATTTATAAATTAATTGATAAAATATACTTGCAATTATTTTATTAGTTTACTACAATACTTATTAAGAAGATCAGTTTTTCACTTCTTACCAAAAAAAAATGTCAACTTCAGTTACTACAAAACAAGTTTCAAGTCCATATGCAATATATGAGAATGAAACTGATATAGCTACTATCCCATATGAAATATGTAGAGTAGCTAGTCAATTTGTATATAAGGATTATTCAAAACAACTTTTAATGGGTATTCACTTAAAAGTAGAAAATGATGAAATTACTGTTGCCTCTACTGATGGTCATAGATTATTTTATTTTAAATTCCCTAATAATGAACTAGGATTCAAATTAAATAAAGATATTACTATCCCTGGTTCGGTTTTTAAAAGTCAAATTAAAAATGCAACTAAAGTTTTAATTACTGATAATTTAGTTACATTCATGAATGAAGAAATATTTTTATCTTCTATTCATTATCAACAAGTAGAGGGAACATATCCTAATATCGAACAATTAATACCAGATAAATTCACAAATAATTTTGAAAAAGAATTTTCTTTTAATTGTGATTATATAGGGCAGTTTTGCAACCAGGTTAAAAAATTATCTAAAGAAAAGTCAATAACTTTTAATGGTAATTTACCTACTACACCATTCATAATTACTGCTACCTGGGATATTAAAAATCCTTTTGAATCCTTAGAGGGATTTAAACCAGTTTTAAATTATCTTATTATGCCTGTTTTAAAAAGAAATTAAATTAATTTCAATAAATGGGTTGTTTTTATCTTCTTATGTAGTACAATAGATACCATAAGAAGATTTTTTTTTTATTCACTTCTTATCAAATAAAATGAATTTATTATCTGAAGTAAAAGAACAAGCCATTGATTATTTAAAAGATAATCAAGATATAGACACTTATGGTTGTGATCTACATAATGAAATATTTAATACTTCTTATTTTTGCAATTCGGAAAAAGATGCTAAAAATTATTTAGAATCTTATGATGTATTTGAAGCTATAAAAGAAGTAAGAGAATACGAAAAATTTAATTTTGGAGAAATTACAACAGATATTTCTAATCCTTGTAAATTAATTAATATGTTAGTTTATATAAAAGGTGAAGAATTATTGAATAAATCTAATACATTAACTAATGATTATTGGAATGAATATGTACCAAGTGAAGAATACAAAAATATTATTAAAGAAATAGAAAATAGTTAATAATATTAATTGTTAATAATTGTTACAAATATATCTATTGTGCTACAATAGTAGTTTTTTAGTGACTATAATTAAAAGTAAGGAAGAAAAAATTTTTCTCAACTTCCTACCAAAAAAAATGAAACTATTTACACTTTATTTATTTTGTATAGCTTTGTTATCTTATCAAGGTTTATCAATAGCTAACAACATAAAAAAAGATTTATTAAACCAAAGTAATTCTATTAATTCTGCGGTTACTTCATATAGTCAATATTTACAAACTTTGAATTGATTTATTATGAAGTATTTAAAAGCTATCATCTTATTCTTATTAACTAGAATAAATTTAGATTATAAAAATTTTAACGGTTTTTATGATTCCCTGGAAGATGAAACAATAGAAATTATTGAATCTATGAATCATTATTATCTTACAGGTTTATTAAATTATTCTTATGGTGGTTGTTTAGATTATCCCGAAGCTGAGCAGTTATTAGAAGAATACGGAACTAATACTGATGATTATTTAGATTCTACTAATGATAATGATTTTACTATCTTAGGACTAATTGATTTTATAGGTGTTTAATTATGTTTATTATTGATTCTCTATTAGTTGTTAGTTCAGTAATTCTAATATCTGAACTAAATGAAAAAGTTACAACCTATATTAAAAATAGGAAGTATTAACCAAATTAAAAAAAAATTATTTTTTATCTTAGTCTAAACAACTAAGATTTTTTTTTATGTCATATTTTATTTTGGGTTGTTTCTTTTCTTTCCCTTGTTGTTGTAAATAACTAATTTTAAATTTTACTTTGCACGGTTGCCAGGTTGTAAAAGGTTACCACAAATAAATACTATTTTGATGTAAGAAAATATTTATACAAAAAAATTAAGGTTGTACCTGCAACCCGCACGAAATTATTTTTGTTTTGTTGCCTGGGGTAGGGTTGCAAGTTGACGGCCAACGCATCGCTACACCCTGAACCTACTGATAAATCTACAAATTATTTGCCTCTACATTATTTATTATAGTACAATACTACAATAGTGTCAACTATCTTTTTTATTTTCTATTCGTATAGCTAGTTCTGGAGCATTTATGTTCACAGTCTCTACACTCTCCCCTACTACTTTACCTAAAGAGTCTAATATTTGGGCAGCAGTTTGGAACTGACCTTTTTTGCAAGCCTTATCAAAAAGTCTCACTCTCATAGCTTGAAGCCTAGCGATCATATTTTCTCTATCTTTTTGCCAATCTTCTTCATTCCACTTTGAAACCTCTTTCCAATCATTC